GATTGAATGGATTGAATGGATTGAATGGATTGAATGGATTGAGTGAACTTCCCTGTTCACTACTGCGAGGAAAAATACTTAATTACTGTTCTCTTCAATGATTTTAAGGATATCTTTTGCCATTTCTGATCTCTCATGGTGTGTATTTACATCTATGTAGTCATCATTTTTTGGATCGCTTAAAAACTTCTGAGATTTCTTCAAGACTTCTAAACAATATCCCTCTATTTTATTTAATTTGCTCATCTCAATTTATTGGTTTATATCCTAGTTTTATACATTCGTTGAAGTCTTTATCTCTTTTTGCTTTGCTCTTAAACCATTCGACTTCTTCGATTTCTTCATCTTGTATATAATATATGCCATAAATATATCCATTATTGTCATCACTAGGTTTATGGTCATACCAATTAGCTTTTTCTATTTGCATTTTATATCTCCTGTTAATTTCTTTAGTGTTTCTATTGCATTATCATAAGTGTGTTCTATCTCACTATTGCCATTCTGTATATCTTTCTGTGTGCCAATATTAAACCAATTATTTAACTCGCATATTGTATTCTTAATATCATCATCATTTTTTATATTGGCTACATCTCCATTGCTGTCATAATATTTTCTATCGCCTGATACATAGACATAATAATTTCCAAGCTCGGCTATTAAATTCATGTCATTATTTATTCCATAATGGTAAGAATCATTATGTTTATCTGATATTTTCTCTTCATGTATTATTAGTTCACTCATTATTATACTCCAATTTATTTGAGGGTAGATAGGTAGGATTTTTCAACCTTGCCTTAACTAAAATCCAAAGTTAAGCTATCTACCCCATGTTTTAAACCATACAGGAATATTTTGTTCATATCAAGCTGATTGACCAAATATTTTTTCAATTTCTCTATCAACCTCTAATTTCTTAGCTTTTGAGAGCATATTGTAGCTCAATCTACCTCTAACACTCCTGATCCTACTCCTTAATTTAGCTTTTTCAGGGTTGCTATGGTATCGTTGTCGTTCTTTTTCAAGCAATTCAGGATCATTGGCTCTCCTCTCCTTGAGTTTTGCATTGATTTTCTCCTTATTTTTTTCGTAATAGCTCATTTTTTCTCCTAAAATGGTGGTAGATCATCATCTTCTACTTGTTTTTTTCTTGCCTGTTCTTCTTGCCAATCTCTAAGATGTTGTGAGACTTGATGAGTTTCTCCTGTTCTCTTTTGATACTTCTCATCTTGATTGTATTCATCTCTATTAGGTTTAAAAGTGTTTACTTCTCCATAGAATTTACCACCTTTGCTCCTTTTAACATCAATGTTAACCCAATCATCATCATTGTTTTGACTTTCAAGATACTCAATCAACTCTTTTTTTCTAATGCTAACCTTGAAAAATATAAATTGTTTTTCACTAGTTTCTATGTTTTTTGTAAGATCGGTTTCATTAAAATACAAACCTTTACAAAATTCTTTTGTATTATCGTATGCCATTTTTATCTCCATAATGATATTCTTTAATTAATTTAATGCTTTCATCTACAATTTTGCCTTGATAATTATCAGGTTTATCAACTAAACCATTCGCTTTACCTTTAAGCAAACATTCTGCAAACTCACTTAAATTGCTGATTAGGTAATTGATAAAGTTTTGGTTGTAATCAATCTGCCATATTCTGCAAACTGTTGGTGTATAGTTTATTAAGTAAGTTTTCTCTATTTTTTTACCCAAACAAGATAAAATATGTTGCTGACCATAGACTTGTGGCAACCATAGTTTGTTAAAGTCCTCATACTTATCTCGCATTGAACATTTAACCTCTATGATTGTGGTTTCATCTTGTGAAATGCCATCAGGTGTTGTAGAAATACTTACATTTTACTTTCCTTTAGGTAAATTAAGCCAATTTTGAATGATGTAATTTTGTTGATCTTTGAGATAGTCTTTAGGTATCTGCTTAAAATGTTTTACATAAAAAGCTATACCCATTTTCTCATTAAAATTTCCATGAGCAACATATTTCATCATGTGATTTGGTATTTGTGGCTCTTTACCTTGCAACTGTAATTCCAACATTTCTTTTCTTGGGTGGTACTGACCAAAAATATAATTAGCAAATTGGCTACTTCTTAGATTTAGGTTTTTCATTCTTCATCTCCAATTTATCTATTAATATCAATGCTTTAGCTAATTGTTCCTTGCTTGTTTCATTTGGATTTTCCAACTCTAATTCTTCAGGTGTGCCTGATCCATTGTGGAAAACTTGCATACCTAACCCAAAATATGCCATACATTTGACCATACATCTTTGCATACTGTCCTGAATATCATCAGCAGTAGGGTTTGTTATCGATTCGTAGCTGTTATTATAAACAGGCAACCAACAATGTTGGCTCAGATGATCTATTTCTATCCTACAATGCAACATCATTGATTGATCGGCATATACCTCGTTAGGCAACCAAATAACCCTATATTGAGGATAAAAATGGCTCATAATTGCCCTAGCATAATGCCAAGCTATATAATTACCAAATCTTCCCTTATCTTTTTTTACATAAGGACTAACATCAACCTTACTTAATGTTTCCCAAACTTCCTTATATGTGAGGGAACTTTTGGGTATTTCTTGTGGTATCATTTCAGGATTATTCATTGACCACCTCTAAGTTTTCTTGCTCTAACAAAGATATAACTCTGTAAACCCTACTTGGATTGATTTCCTGTAAAGCGTCTTTGAGCTGATATGCTTGTTTTTCTGTTGGTAGTTCTGTGTTTTGTGTCATAAACCAATCAGTAGAACTTTCACTATATTTTTGAATGATTATAAATTTCATATTGTTCTCCAAAGTTAAAATTAAGGATAGATAGACCCTCTTTGTACATTGGTTTACTATCCGATAGAGTGCATTTAATCTATCTATCCTATAATATATGAGATTATATGAAATATTTGGTTTTGTCAAAAGAAATATTTATATTAGATAAAAGAAATATCTTGTAATAATCCCCTATATAATATATATATAATAAATGAGTATGGAAAAACAAAAACAAGGACAAAGAAATATATATATTATTAAATATATATATAAAGAAAAAACTCTTTTTTAACATTTTTCCAATCAAAAAGCAAATAGGAGTAGATTATGAGTGAATATAGAGATTACATAGAACAAAATTATGATGATATATTGGTAGAATGGCAGAAATATATTATTCAAATCAATGAAGTTAGATCTTCTTTTGGACTTCCTGACAAGGTGTTTTCAAGCGAAGAAAAAAAAGAATTTGAGAGACAGTATGTAGAGGAGAGGTCAATATGAGTGAAAAAATTACATATCAAGAATATGGAGATACTAAAACAGAATACATAGATCAGTATGGAGATAAAATGTCAGATGAAGAAATTGAAAAATTAAGAGAGCAAGAAGAACAAGAGGTAAGCAATAATGATTAGACTTGGAGATGAAATGCTTGAAAAAGCAGTACATAAAATATCAGAACTTGGTCAGGAACTAGCTAAATGGGAGAGTTTATACGAAAAATATAGCCAAGAGATGAAATATGAGAGGGATCTAGCATACATTGACCTTATGAAAAATAAGATGACAGCTACCGAGAGAACTGCTATTGCCAATACTCAACCCCAAGTAGTTAAGTATATTGAGCTTATGGCAGAGTCTAAGGAGAAGTACATAGGATTAAGACATAAGATAAAAAGTGCTGAACTCTTTTGCGACCTTTTCAGGACTCAATCTGCAAACATCAGGAGAGAGAAAAAATTTTATCAGGAATTAAGTTAGTGCTACAGGTCAATAAAATCAAGGGGCTTGACAATAAAGAAATATTCTGTTATAATGAATTATCTCCAATAGCGAGGGGAATGGGCGAAAAGATTAGCAACCTGAGTACAGAACCTCATACTAGGGAGATACAAGGAAGTGATAAGGTTGGTTGGTGGTTTTCATATGTGAGGATATAAATATGATTGATAGACTTATGAAAATTAAATCAATAATTAACAAAACAGTTCCCCCAGTGGACTATCAAAAATTTGTTAACCCTATTCATCAAAAAATGAGAGATGAAAATAATAATACTTTACCAACATTTAAAGAATGTGTAAGTGCTATTAAAAGATTCTATCGTATGGAGATGAAAAAATCATTACCAAGCCACTATACATTCAAAGAAACATCAGGCAATAGACATACTTGGTGTAGAGGAAGTATTTGGAAAATAAATTCTCAATGTACTTGGGAAGATATTATTCATAGTGCTTGTCATTGGATCGAGTATAGGAAGTATGGTAGTGAGGCAAAAATACATAATCTTAATTCCTTTAGAATGGAAAGAAGATTTGTTGAGTATGCACATAAACACAAATGGCATATGGGTACTTTGATAAAGACGACCAAACCGAAAGTTGAAGTTAACAAAGACGCTTTGATGATTGATAGACTTGAGAAAAATATAATTTCTTGGGAAAAGAAAATCAAAAAAGCCAACACTTTCATCAAGAAGTATTCTAAGAAATTAAAATACTACAAGAAGAAAGTTGCCGATGGCATTGTTGCTAAACCTAGAGCCAAGGGATATAAGATAGAATCTTATAAACAGAAAGCTGAAAGGTTGCTTGAGCTTAATCCTGAGATTAGTTTACAACCATTTTATGAAATGGAAGATACTGATAAATTTTTTCCATGTAAAATACTTCAAGTAAACGATAAAAATTGGGATTATGACAACGACATGGAATGGTGTAGTGCCGAACACGAACACTATTCTTGGAAACCACTATATGAAGAAATACTTTATTATAGTGTAAATAAATAACTTAACTACTGATCAACCTTATTACTTAATTAAACAAAACAGGAGAACATGATGAATATATTAAAAATTAAAGACTTGGTTTATCAAGTGCTAGAAGAAAATCCGATAGCTAGGGATAATGACAATGTACTTGTGGCTATGGTTTGGTATATGCAATTAAATAATATGGGATATCAAGGCAGTAGAGACTTTATGACTATTTTGGGAGTAGATGAACTATCTAAATATGAGTCTATTAGTAGATGTGCTAGGAAAATTAAAGAAGATAATCCTAGTTTAAGAGGTAGTAATTATACCCAAAGACAACAAGAGCAAACATCTGTGGTAAGACAGATTAGGAGTTTTAAATAATGGCAAACTTTTTACACGAGTTTTTTAAAAAAGAAAAAGACCTAGAGAAATATGTTGAAAATGCTATGGCAGAACAGGATCAAGCAGTTATGAGATTATCTCAACAAAGAAGATTAATTCATAACACATTGGAAAGTATATCCATGTTGTTAAGTAATCAGGATATTGCTGAGTTTACTGATAATAGAGATTATGTTCATTTAACAAAGTCTAAAACAATATTGGAAGAATGGTTGAAAAGAATAGACAGGCAAATTGATCTCATCTAAAATGGTCAAATGCCTAAACCTAAAAAAGAAATCATAAAACAATATGAAAAGATGATAGCATTTGGGTGTGTAGTATGTAAAAAAATGTATGGCATCTACACTCCACCTTGTATACATCATTTTACAGGTGCAGGAATGGGATC